TATCATCGATTGAGGTTATATGCTCGTGGTGAACAGCCAGTACAAAAGTATAAGGATGAGTTAGCTATAAATGGCGACATGTCTATGCTTAATTTAGACTGGACTCCAATTCCTATTATACCTAAATTCGTTGATATCGTTGTTAACGGAATGAACGATAGGCTTTTTAAAATAAAGGCCGAAGCTCAAGACGTAATGTCTGCTGAGAAAAAGAGTTTGTTTCAAGATATGATAGAGGCTGATATGGTCGCTAAAGAATTCCTTGAGTTAACAAAAGAAGAGTACGGTATAGACGCATATAATGTAAATCCAGAAGAACTTCCAGAAAATGATGAAGAGCTTTCTCTGTATATGCAGATGAAGTATAAGCCGTCTATAGAGATAGCAGAAGAGATTGCTATTGACACTGTTCTTAAGATGAACGATTACCTTGAGTTAAAGAGATTGTTTGATTACGATATGACTACTCTTGGTGTAGGCGTAATGAGACACACGTTCTTAATTAATGACGGTGTTAAGATTGATTACGTAGATCCAGCTAATTGGATTCATAGTTATACAGAGAAACCAGACTTTTCTGACTGTTATTATTTCGGAGAAGTAAAACAAGTACATTATACTGAGTTATTAAAGATCAACCCAAATCTAACTAAAGAAGAACTAGAAGAGATAAAGAACGCTAGTTCTGCTTGGTATGACTACTTTCCTATCATCAGACAGTATCAAGACGACGCATTTTTAAATGAGGTCGTTACACTATTGTATTTTAACTACAAGACAGACATGCGTTTTGTGTGGAAGAAAAAATTGTTAGAAAATGGTGGTGAGAGAGTAATAAGAAAAGACGGAAACTTCAATCCTCCTGTTGAGGAAGGAATGATGTTTGAAAGAGTAGAAGCTGTAAGGGACGCATGGTATGAAGGTATATTGGTAGGAGGTACCAATATATTAGTCAAATGGGAACTGATGAAGAATATGGTGCGACCTAAATCTGCTACACAAAAGGCGTTGCCTAATTATGTTGCCTATGCACCTAGGATGTATAAAGGCAACATAGAATCTCTTGTGAGAAGGATGATACCTTTTGCTGATCAGATACAGCTAACACATTTAAAGTTACAGCAAGTTATGGCTCGCGTTGTTCCAGACGGTGTATTCATAGATGCTGATGGTATAAATGAGGTTGATCTTGGTACTGGTGCTGCTTATAACCCAGAGGATGCACTTAAGCTTTATTTCCAAACTGGTAGTGTTATCGGTAGAAGCTATACACAAGATGGCGAGTTTAATAATGGAAGAGTTCCTATACAAGAGTTAAGTTCAAATAGCGGTCAGTCTAAAATGGCCGCATTGATAAACGTATATAATTACAATCTGAATATGATCAGAGACGTGACAGGAATAAATGAAGCTAGAGATGCTTCAACTCCTAGTCCAGATGCTCTTGTTGGTGTTCAGAAACTAGCTGCACTAAACAGCAACACAGCCACTAGACACATACTTACCGCTGGTTTAAACGTAACAAAAAGAATGGCTGAATGTATATCAATAAGAATAGCTGACATACTTGAATATGCTGACTTCGCTGAAGATTTTGCGATGCAGATAGGAAAGTACAATGTAGCTATACTTGAGGATATAAAAGATTTATATTTACACAACTTCGGTATTTTTATTGAGCTAGCTCCAGATGAAGAAGAAAAGCAACGCCTTGAGGCAAATATTCAAATCGCACTTCAGCAACAAACCATTGATTTGGAAGATGCTATTGATATTAGAATGGTTAGTAATATTAAGTTGGCTAATGAGCTACTTAAAATGAAGAGAAAGAAGAGGATGGAACAGCAACAAAAGCAAAAAGAGATGGAGTTCAGAATGCAAATGCAATCTAATATTCAATCTCAGCAAGCTGCTGCTGAATCAAAAGCTCAACTCGTTCAGATGGAAGCTCAAGCTAAGATACAGTTACGTCAAGCAGAGATGCAGTTTGCTGTACAACAGTTACAAGCAGAGGCAGATCTTAAGCGTCAGTTGATGGATCAAGAGTTCCAATACAACATGCAATTAAAAGGCATGGAGGCAGAGCAATTGAAAAAGAGAGAGGAAGACAAAGAGAAAGCTAAAGACAAACGTATTGATATACAGGCTAGCAGACAGTCTGAGCTGATTAACCAGAGAAAGAACAACCTACCTCCTATGGATTTCGAATCAAACGAAGATTCATTAGATGGTTTTGACTTGGATTCATTCGAACCTAGATAATATGAGAAATAGTAAAATAAAAGTAAAACCATTTGCTTCTGGCGTATCTTCACCAGGATCTGGTTATGATGTTAATGCTGGAGCATCAGCATCAAAAGGACCGTTGTCTGTATCTACGTCTATGTCAAAAGGATCTGAGTATCCTGCTGAATTTAATATTGAGGCAACAGTATACGTTCCTATAACCAAAAAGGTTAAGCATAAAACTAAATTGTAGTTTTACCAAAAAATTAAATAAGTGGCCAAAATTGGAAAAATTCATGCATTTTGGCGAATTATAAAAATATTATGCATTTAATCGGATTTTAACCGATTATGCATATTAAATTATGTGTAAAATATAATTATTAACTTTGTAAAAATAAATTAAATAAAATGGAAGGAGAATTTAAAGTAAGAGCCGTTGAATTCGAAGAGAAGTCAAAGGTTGAAATTGAAGAGCAACTATTAAAGGAGCACGAGGATAAGTTAAACGAAGAGCAAACTGGAACGCCAGAACAAACTTCTACAGAACCAACTCCTACTCCAGAGATTGATGATAACATCGTTCTTTCACATATTAAGACAAGGTACAACAAAGAGATCAGCTCTTTGGATGAGTTATTCGAACAGAGAAATCAGAACGAAGAACTTCCAGAAGATGTAGCTGCATTTCTTAAGTACAAAAAAGAAACTGGAAGAAACATCGATGACTTTATTAAATTAAATAAAGACTATTCGAATGTTGATCCAGACACGCTACTTTTTGAGTTCTACAAAGAACAAAACCCAGACCTAGATCCAGATGATGTTAAATTTGAGATAGGTCTTAAATTTGGTTATGATGAGGACCTTGATGACGAAAAAGAAATCAAGCAAAAAAAATTAGCGTTTAAAAAAGAACTTACTAAAGCTAAGAAACATTTCGATGAGCAGAAGGAGCAATATAAAATGCCGCTTGAGTCAAGGGCTACATTTGTTCCAGATGAAGAAAAGGAATCATACGAAAGCTTTAAGAGTTATAGAGAAACCGCTTCTAAACATGAGGAGGAGCAAGCGAAACGGTCGAAGTTTTTTGCTGACAAAACTTCTGAATTGTTTTCTGATAAATTCGAAGGTTTCGGATTCAATATCGATGAAAGCAATAAGATGGTATATAAACCAGCAGATGCTAATACCCTTATTAAGGAACAGTCAAACATTATGGACTTTATATCAAAGTTTTTAAATGAAGATGGTTACCTTAAGGACGCTGAGGCCTTTCATAAAGCTATAGCAGTGGCAAACAACCCAGACAAATTTGCTAAGTACTTTTATGAAAAAGGAAAAGCAGAGGCTGTAGGTGATATTGCTAAAGAGTCTAAAAATATTGATATGGCTCGCACGGCACCGACACCGACACCAAAACAGGGTACACAGGTCAGAGTTATAGATGAAGAACGCGGTAGTAGATTAATTATTAGAAAACCTTTTAAAAACTAAAAAAAAATGGCTGGTACATTACAAGCGAGTCCTGGTGTAGCAATTACACCTAGCTCAGTGAAGGCTACGTTGCCTTCAAACTACATTACAAATTTTGATTTCTTGAATCAGTATCTTCCTGATACTTACGAGCAAGAATTCGAGCGTTACGGAAACCGTTCAGTTGCATCATTCTTAAGAATGGTTGGTGCTGAACTTCCTTCAAACTCTGACTTGATTAAGTGGGCAGAGCAAGGACGTTTGCATACTAAATACACTGGGTTGACTTTCGGTCTTATTTCTGCTGGAACTCAAGTTTTCACATTGCCTTCTGGTAGCTGTAACTTCAGAGTAAACCAAACAGTATTCTTGTCTTCTCAGCAAGTAGCAGCTGAATCAGCAAAAGCTATCATTACTAATGTTACAAGTTCTACTTTTACTGTAGCTTATTATGATGATGCTTTTAATTCAGCTTCACCTTTTAGTGCTTCAACAACAGCTGTAACAGCATTTGTTTACGGTTCTGAATTTGCTAAAGGAACAAGCGGAATGGCTGGATCATTGGAAGCTCAAGATTTATTCTTCGATGTTAAACCAATCATCATCAAAGACAACTACACTGTATCTGGATCTGATATGGCTCAAGTTGGATGGGTTGAAGTAACTACTGAGAATGGTGCTACAGGTTATTTGTGGTACATGAAATCAGAGCACGAAACTCGTTTACGTTTCGAAGATTACCTAGAAATGGCAATGGTAGAAGGCGTTCCTGCTGAATCTACTTCTGGTGCAGCTTCTTGGACAGGATTAATTCCTACTCCAGTTGCAGCTCCTGCTACCACTGGTTCTGCTGGAACTAAAGGTTTATTTCATGAAATTGAAAGTAGAGGTAATATATGGGCTGGTGGTAATCCATCTGCGTTGTCTGACTTTGATACTATTGTACAACGTCTTGACAAGCAAGGAGCTATCGCTGAGAACGTATTGTTCTTGAACCGTCAATTCTCTTTTGATATCGACGATATGTTGGCTGCACAAAACTCTTACGGAGTTGGTGGTACATCTTATGGATTGTTCGATAACAGCGAAGACATGGCGTTAAACCTTGGATTCACTGGATTTAGAAGAGGTTATGAGTTCTACAAGACTGACTGGAAATACCTTAACGATGCTACTCTTCGTGGTGGTTTAGTTGGTGGTGCAGTTAACGGAGTTCTTGTTCCTGCTGGTACAATGAATGTATACGATCAAGTTCTTGGTAAAAATGCTCGTCGTCCGTTCTTACACGTTCGATACAGAGCTTCTGAAACTGAGAATCGTCGTTACAAGACTTGGATGACTGGTAGTGCAGGTGGTGCAGCTACAAGCGACCTAGATGCAATGCAAGTTAACTTCTTGTCTGAAAGAGCACTTTGTACTCTTGGAGCTAACAACTTCTTTATCTTCAAAGGATAAGAATAAATACAGAGAGGGGCATCAGTGTCCCTCTCTATTTTTTTAAAACAATTTAAATTATATAAAATGGAAACAAAAATTAAACTAGCTAAGCTAGAGTCGAAAGACAGAACTTATTTATTAAAAGGTAATAATTCACCATTAACTTATTTCTTACCATCAAAAGACACTCCAAGAAGGAGATTATTACATTTTGATGAAGAAACAAATACAAATCACCCATTAAGATACGCTAGAAACTCAAACACACCATTTCAAGAGGATCAAGATCAAAATGTAATTCTTGAACCAGTGGTATTTGAAGATGGTGTACTTGTAGTTCCTAAAACAAATCCAGTACTACAATTATTCTTACATTACCATCCAGGTAATGGTACTGAGTTTTATGAATTTGACAACGAAAAAGACGCTCAAGAAGATGTTAAAGATATCAATATAGAGATCGATGCATTATTACTTGCAAGAGAGCTTGATATCACAAGTTTAGAAGCTATCGCTAGATTGGTATCAGGTAAAGACGTATCTAATATGACTTCTGCTGAGATTAAAAGAGATATGTTGTTATTTGCTAAAAGATATCCGTATGACTTCTTAGATGCAGCAGATGATCCAATGTTAAAGATCAATAACATTGCATCAAGAGCTATATCTGACGGCTATTTAACATTTAGAGGCGGTAGAGACATTCATTACAACTTGAAGGAAAACAAGAAGAGATTATTGACAGTTCCTTATGGTGAAAATCATATATTTGTTTTAGCTTCTTGGTTACAGTCAGATGAAGGTATGGAACTGTATAAATTCCTTGAAGATAAAATGTCAGAAAAATAGTATATTTGTACTGTTAATATTTAAAACGTTTTAAAATGAACAGAAAGTTTTTACAATTTACAATCGGAGCAGCTAACGCACTTCCAAAGGCTTTGATTTCAGCTAATGCTGAATATCTAATCACTATGCCTTCTACATCAACATTAGTGTTGACTATTTTGGGTGGTGTTGCTACTGCTGATGTTATTACCATCACATTTACTACTGCTGATGCTAGTTATGCTTCTCACTATGCAGTTGTTAATGCTTTGGCTAATGCTAATAGTGCATCTTCTAATCCAGATGCTATTATTATACCAGCATTGCCTTTAGTTGGTGCTACACAGCAATTGATTACGTCTGTAGCTATTGCATAATAAGACGTTACTCCTACTAGAAAGGGCACTCAAAAGAGTGCCTTTTTTTATTTATCTTTGTAAATATGATAAACGAAGTTAGAAATACCGTTCTGTCTATATTAAGTAAAGACAATCGAGGATACATAACGCCATTTGAGTTCAACCTGTATGCAAAGCAAGCACAGCTTGAGATATTTACAAACTACATGGAACAGTATTCAGATGCGTTCTTAAAGAGTATTGCTAGAGGATACGGTGAAGGCTATTCAGATGTTCCTAAAAATATAGCTGAGTCACTTGACATATTTTACACGTCAGCAAACTTAACTGGAACTCTAAATGTCTTTACTGCTCCATCTGATTATTATTTCTTAGAGAAGATTGTTTACAACAACACAGAAGTAGAGAAGGTGTCACATAGGAAGATATTAAACCTATTGGCTTCTAATCTAACATCGCCTAGTGTTTCTTACCCAGTATACACATTCTCTGGTTCTGATATCACTGTATACCCCAACACAATAATATCTGGCGTAACAGCTCATTATTTAAGACTGCCGTTAGATCCAAAGTGGACATATG